TACTGTATATAGTACCAGTTGGTTACAGTTTCCTTGGGATAAATAATTAAGTGAAAGCTCGACCTTTTTATTTCGAAATTAAAGATATGCTTACGCAGTTTGTTGCTGCGTTTGATGATATTGTCATCGGTAGGTTTAATAGAGATAGGATAGAGGAAGATAAAATTAATGTCAGATATGTATATGCTCCGAAACAAAGAGTATTATATGATCTGGTTAATGAAAATAAGACTTTAACTTTACCCGTTGTATCGGTCAACGTAAGTAAAATTTCTAGAGATACAACTAGAGTTTTTAATAAATTAGATGGTTTTTATTATCAAGGTATTGTCGGAGAAGAAAAAGTATCTAGACATATTAAAGCTCCGGTACCAATCAATATTACTTTATCGGTTTCTGTTCTAACTAGATATCAAACTGATATGGACCAAATATTAAGCAATTTTGTACCTTTCTGCAATCCATATGTTATTATATCGTGGAAAATACCTGAAAAATTTAATTTAAGTGTTGATCAAGAAATAAGAAGTGAGGTTTTATGGACCGGTGATGTTAGTATGAATTACCCTACAGAACTAACATCGAGTCAAAAAGCAAGAGTTACAGCAGATACATCATTTACAATTAAAGGTTGGTTGTTTAAAGATACAGATAATCCTAGTGGTAATATATTCTTTATAGATACTAATTTTCATACTGATACTAAATTAGAATATTATGATAATTTTGAATCTCTATCTGGTAATGATAGAGTTATATCGCGAGAGGTAGCTGGTTCACCTTTTATAACTGATATTTTTTATAATGGTGTTTTATTGCAAGATAATTTAACTATTGCTCCAAACGCATCAGGTAGTATAATTTTAAACGGTACAGGTTTTACGCATACTGAAACTGTATTGTTTAGTACTAACAATGAAACAGTATATACAAATTTAACATCTATATCTAATTTCAGTAGACAGCCTGCTGTATCTGGTCAATCTATACCATTTACAATATTAAATGATAACACAATAATTTTAAATTCACCATCTATATCCGGAGGTAAAATTAGATTCATACCTCTTAATAAAGCTGGTTATGATTTTTCAGACTCATCATATATGGATACTTTATGTGGTAGAGGTTTAAGCAGTACGTTTATTATAGTAGAATAAGTATTAAATAATAATAATGGCCGATCAACAAAACAAAGCAGGACAATCTGGTTTTTTAAAAAATCTAGTTAATAAACTACCATATCAGTCTGTAGATTTTAATAAAGTTCTTGGTGACTTAAATCCTAAGTATGATACATTCCAAGAAACTGGTATGCGAAGAGTTGAAGCATTGGCTAAAAACTCAATTTTTTATAATAATGAGTTCAATAATACCGGTGCTGGTCAAATTAGTGTTGATGGTAATTATAGTGCTTTAGTGTATGCTAATGTAGAAGAAAATAAAGGCGGTAGAATGAGAGATTACCGTATAATGGCAGCTTTTTCTGAGATTAGCGATGCATTAGATGAAATATGCGATGAATGTGTTAATAAAGATGATGCTGGTAATATTGTTAATTTAATATTTAGAAATACTGATATAGATGAAGAGAAGCAGCAAAATATAAAAGATGAATTTGAAAAATACATTGATTATTTTAACTTTGAAAAGAAAGGTTTTGAATATTTTAGACAATTATTGATAGAAGGTGAACTTTATTTCGAGCATATTATTCACCAAGGTTATACCGACGACGGTATTTTAGGTGCTGTTGCATTACCTACTGATTTAATTGACCCGATATATGATAATATTCAAAATATGATTATTAAAGGTTATATTTTACGTAAGCCTATATTCGATCCTAATAAACCTGAAAAAATAGAAAAGTTTGATTTCATTCCAATGGATGATAATCAAGTTTCATATATTAATTCTGGTATATGGAATCAAGATAAGACATTTAGATTACCATTTATTGAAAATGCTAGAAGATCATACAGACAATTATCATTAGTTGAAGATGCTATTGTAATTTATAGATTGGTAAGAGCTCCGGAGCGTTTAGTATTTAACGTTGATGTTGGTAATATGGCACCGCCAAAGGCAGAAGCATATTTAAGAAAGCTTATACAAGAGTATTGGAGTAAAAAGACTTTTGATTCAAACCAATCCGGTCAAGTTCAAAAGTTTAACCCTCAATCAATGCTCGATTCGTTCTGGTTTGCTAAAAGACAAGGTTCAGATGGTACATCAGTTACACAATTAGCGGGAGGTGCTAATTTAGGTGAGTTAGCTGACTTAATGTATTTTGTTAATAAACTATATAAAGCATTAAAAGTGCCTCTTAATAGATTAAATCCTGATAGTCAATTTAGTGATGGTAATGAAATCTTAAGAGAAGAATTAAAGTTTGCTAAATTTATTATTAGAATGCAGCAACAATTTGCAGGGGGTCTTAAAAATGGATTTATAACTCATTTAAAATTGAAAGGTTTCTTTCATGAATACGATCTTAAAGACCCTAATATACATTTAGAGTTTAACGTACCAACTAATTTCTACGAATTAAGAGAGAGTCAGAAGTTAGAACTTAAAGCTCAAAACTTCAATTCGTTAGCGTCCAATGAGTTTGTAGCAGCAACTTATGCACAAAAACGTTACCTAGGTTGGGCTGATGTCGATGTAAAGGCTAATAGAGAGTTCTTACGTAAAGATGCTGAACTACAATGGGAGCTACAGCAAATTGGAGCCGGTGGTCCTAATTGGAGAGATGATTTAGCAGTATCAGCTGAAGGGCAACCACCAGCTGGTGGTGGTATGGACGCACCAGCTGGTGATGCTGGTGGGGAAGTACCTCCTGAATTTGGGGGAGGAGCAGCTGATGTAGATGTTGAACCTGATGCAGCACCTGAAGAGCCACCTGAAGAGCCAGCTTAATTAATTAAGCGTGTTCCCTATAAATTGCAATTGGTCGTGGACCTCTAAAGTCTACTTCAATAATATCATAACCCGTTGGTCTATTATCATTGATGTATTGAGCTAGTAAAGTTGTATCTTGTATAATATTAACTTCGCTAGTGCCATTTGCTGATGTAGTAGGTACTACAGTTATTGATACGTCACCTCTTGCCATATTATTATTTATTAACTTACATCAATTTTATTAAATATTTATGATGTCAAAATGTGAAATAGCTCCTATATCCGGTTTTCAAAGTACAAATCTTAATTCAAGGGTCGATAATTTTAATAGACTTGGGGATAGGATACTAAGATCTTTAGGGTATCCCTTTACTAATGTCGAAATACATAGAGATCAGTTATATGAAAATATTAGTATAGCTGTTGAATACTTTAGTAAGTTTGCAGGTTATACAAAAGAATACTTAATATTCGATAGTAATTTATATAAAAAAGATTATGGTATAAAAATAGATGATTTATTTACTTTACAAAATAGTGAGACCTTTACTGAGCAAAAAGAATTAAAAACCCCTAATAAAGACTTTACTAAGTCTATTAATATTAAAGAGACAGTATTTACAGCTACTTCGGCTATGCCTGGTTCTTTATTCAGTTCAATTTCAAGTTTATCATCAGCCTTAGAAAATGGTATAGCAGCTAATGATATTTTTGCAGAAGATTTTTACAATGAAATTGTAAATGAATTATCCGCTATTGGTGATTTATTCTTACCGCAAGTTAAAAATAATATTACTAGACAAGGGACAGTTGTTAATGATTCAAACCAATTAATTAATAGTTTTGATTATGATGTAATGGACTATAGAAAGGTAATTGCAGTTACTGATTTTGAAGAAGGTTCAAGCACAGGTATTAATACATTGTTTACAATTGAACAGACCTTAGCTCAGCAAACATATTTTAGTTATGCAATGGGTAATTATGGTTTCGATTTAATTAGTTGGTATACTTTAAAAAATTGGTTAGAAACTAGAGAAAAAATGCTAGCAACGAAACGTTCATATGCGTTTGATGAAAGAACGCAAATTCTAAGAATGTTCCCTCAACCTAACGCAAGTAGTAGTAACGTTAGATTTTACGGAGTTGTATCATGTTACGTTGAAAGACCTATTAGAGATATATTAAAAGAGTTATGGGTATATCAATATGCATTAGCTTTGACTAAAATGGCAGTTGCCAATATTAGAGGTAAATATGGTAACGTTACTCTTTTTGGTGGAGGTAGTTTAAATGCATCAGAATTTATGAGTCAAGGTTTATCAGAGAAGGAAAAGTTAGAAACCCAGTTAATGACAGGAGCTGCTCCTGGTCAAGGAGATTCAGACCCACCTTTATTCTTTGTTGGTTAATTATTTAGCGTTAAAGACTTCAATAAGCTTTTGAATAACTATACTAGCATCTTCTACATCAATTACTTTACTACTAGATGTAGATGTCTTAACTGACAGTTCTTCTTCTGTTTCATAATCCCCATAAACATCCTCATCGTCACTGATAGTTAAATCTAATTCTTGCGAGGTTTCATCATCAACAATTTGGGTTATAGGTTGCGTACAACCAATATCAGTTAGTATTACACTTAATAATTGATTTGTGTAACTTTCTTCTTTAGCTCTACCAACAAAATCAATAATTTCTGATTGGGTAAATTTACCTTTTAAATCTGCTATTGGGGTTTTAAAACTACCATATGATAATAAAGGTAAATACTTTACAGTTATATCAGCAGAGTCTTTAATTAAAAAAAATGCACCTTTTTTGTTTATAGTTACCCCGGTATCAGGTTTTTCGAATGCAATTTTGGCCGGTCGCATTAAATTTTTTTGTCTAATTTCACTATTCTTAATGATTTTCTCTTCAAATGTCATAACTATATTTATTAAAAAGAATAAAAAATTTCGTCAAGGCATTTTTAAACCTATCAATTCACAAAAATATATTGGTAAAGGTAACCCTACATATCGATCCGGTTGGGAGTTAAAATTTTTTAGATGGGCAGACTTAAATGAAAATATATTAGCTTGGGGTAGTGAAAATATTATTATACCATATTTAAATCCTTTAGATGGTAAAGTGCATAGATATTTTGTCGATAATTATATTGTCTTTAGAGATAAAAATGGTAATAAAAACAAATTTTTAATAGAGATAAAACCCAGTAAACAAACTTTAAGACCAGTCAAAACTAAATTTAAAAAACAAAAGACTATCATATACGAACAAAAGATGTATGTTCAAAATACAGCTAAATGGAAAGCTGCAAATGAATGGTCAAAGAAAAAAGGTTGTACGTTTCTAATCTTAACTGAAAAAGAATTGAACATATAATTGAATAATACGTATTTTGACCTAAATATCCTATATGCCTGCAGAGTGTCAAGTCAATAATATTGATATAGATTTAATTTATTCAAATACTATTGAAGAAAATATTATTTCTATTAATACAAAAAAAGAATTATTCTTTGATGTATATGAGTGTACTATAAACGATCAAAAATTAGTTTTAGAAAAGGTTGGAGATTCAGAATTAGGGCCAAAAGTTTTACTTGAAATTAATATTGAAGGTAAAAAGTATTCTGCAGAAGCTATTTTAGTAGATAATGGTTCAACATATGTTGAATTGAATAAAGAAAATATATATTTTATTAGAACCATACCAGATGAAAAAATAACCATAGAAGAAAGTGAAGTTGAAGATAGAGAAGTTGAAGATGAAACTTCAGATAATGTAGAGGTTAATTATGAAAATATTATTGAACACCATGTCAATAATAAATTGGTTTTTCTTCACGAACTAGAAGAACAATTTGAAGAAAAAATTGTATCTTTAAAAGATGATATATCTAATAAGTTAGATTTATTTTTCGAAAAGTTAGAAGATAAAAAAAAAGTAATAGTTGAAGAAAAGTTAGAAAAAATAACTGCTGATTTAAACGAAAAGTTTATAGTACTTCAATCTGAACTTCAAGGTGTAGAAGATTTCAGTAAAAAAAATATCGATAATATTTTAGAAACGAAGATAAATGAAATTGATAGTAGTATAAGTTTATTTTTAGATGGTATAACCAAAGAGTATACAAATAAAATTATATCTAGTGATAAAAAAATCACACATAATTTTTTAGAATTAAATTCTATAAAAGAAAAATTAAAAGAAAATAATAGCACAACAAATAAAAAATTTGAAGACTTAAATTCTTTAAAAGAAAAACTATTAGAACAGGACGAATTAGTTTTAAAGAATGAAGAACTTAAAAAATTTATTAATGAAGAGTTTAAGGGTATCGATAGTAAGTTTAAAAATTTATCTCAAGAGGAAAGTAAAAAATATGATGAATTATTAGCTGCTTTTAATAATAAAGATGTAGTTGAATATAAAACAATCTTAAAAGAAAAGATACAAGATGTTGAACTTACTCAAATAAAAGAGTCTTTACAAGAGGAAATTAGCAGTGCATTAAAAGGCGATATAGTTTCATTAAAACGTTACGTTGAAATGTCATCTGGTGGTGGTAGTGTAGCAAAACAATTCGCTGCTGGGGGTACAATGGATGGTACTTTAAATGTAAACGGTAATATATTATCTGGTGGTAGAAATTTAGATGATATATTTTCAACTGAAACTGCTGCTCCATGTGCACAAGATTTACAATCAGTTACTAACATAGGTAGTACTACTACAAATTTAATAAGCAGTAACAATATTATTATTGCTGATACTATACTTGCTACAAATTTATTATCTGCTACTAATTTAGATATTGGGTTTGAATTATCAGGTTTTAATATTACTGGAAGTTTATCAGCTAGCGGTAATATATCTAGCGGTAGTTTAACTACACCTGCTCTATCTACAGATGGTATAGATACAGAATTTATCGGTACTGTGTCGGGTATCACTCAATCAATGGTAGGATTAGCTAACGTTTGTAATACTAGTGATGCTAGCAAACCTGTTTCAACTGCTC